CACCTTGCAGAAGTTTCGTGCTTGATCGAGGGTGACCGGCTCAAGAGTCGGATGCGTGATCTGTCGCGTGTAACCCATGTCAGTTCCGCCGTTTCTTTTTCGCTTTCTTCTTGGGCGGCGGGTCGTCAGCACGGCGCGGCTGCGCGGGAGGCGCAACAGCGCGCTCCTGTCGCCGGTCAATGCTGGTCGTCTCGCGGGCGGGCGTCTCACTTTCCTCGCCGTTCGTCTCAGCCGCCGCGCCGTCGGCCTGGTCGACCGGGCCGGAGGCTGCAACATCACCTAGTGTCGCGGTGCCCAGCGTTGTCTCGGGGCGAATGTTCTCCGCGCCGCAGTGCGGACACAGAATCGGGCGCTCTGTCCAATCAAAAGGCTGCTGGCAGGAATCGCAAACATCAGTCATCAGTTGTCTCCTTGTTCGATGTTGAGTGGCCGATACTTTGACATTTTCAGAACCGAGGCGAGATAGACCTTGATCACGAACTGACATCCAAACTGTCCTGGCGTGAGCGCCGCGTTGGCGGGAATCAGGTAGCTGTAATTGCCGCCAGAGCCTTCGCTGGTCATCGAGATCGAGTTGAAGCCGGTCAGCGCCGTCAGTGTTCTATCGAGCAGCGTCAGCCGCACATCGGCGTTATCTACGGCAGTGCCGGTCGTGTCCTTTAGCCCTACGAGTCGCACCTTCTGCTCGGTCTCGGAGTAGAGAGTCACCGTGTTCATTGGTATGTCCTCGCGCTCGGAAAGCTCAACGGCGAGCGACGCCGTAAAAGGCAAGATGAACACGCCGCCGTCGTCGAGAAGCATCGGCACCGACGGCGCGTTCATCTGAAGGATCAGCGACGCAAGAGGCATTGCAGGAACTCGTTATGCGGCGACTGGATTGACGACAAGCCGCTGCGGAACCTGGGTCTGTTGTGTTGGCAGCTCCAGATGCAGATCGATGCAGCCGCTGATTTCTGAACCGTCGGGAAGCCTTGCGATGACCGTGATGTAGACGATCCCGGTCACAGGCTGCGGAGTCACCGTAGTCAGTCCGGTCGCGGCATCCGTTGACACCGTCGCGATGTTTGAGTCCGATGAGAGCGAAGAGAACGTTGTTCCCTGCGGGACGCCGAGCGGGTGACTCTCCGCATCGACTGGTTGAATGGAGAAGGTTCGTGGCGCGTTGTTGGGAATGATAAATCCTGACATGTCTCCTCTTTTCTTTATAGTTATGCTGCCGTTGAAAGTTGCTTGATCGCCACGAGCGCGTCAAAGGCCGATGTCCCGATGGAACCAACGGTGACGCTATAGGTGACGCTGGTGCCTTCCTTGATCGTGATGCCGATCACGCCGTTGACTTGGCCGGTGATATCGACGGCGTTCAGAAGGCAGTTGCCAGACGTGAAGGTCTTCACGTTGCCGTTGATGTCAGTCCACGTCAGAGAGAACGCGGCGGTCGTTCCGGTTCCTGCTGCGCTGGTTTGTACCGAATAGGAAACCTCATAGAATCCGCGACCACCTACGACTCGACCGCCAGCGGAAGAACCGCTGGCCGTGTAGAGAGGTGCGTTAACGATGGATGCGACTTGAGCAAAGGCGCGAGCCGTCTTCAAGAGCGGCGGAAGACCTGGGCTGCCGGAATCGAGATTGCTGCCTCCGTACTCGATGAAAGGCAGCGCGGAAAGAATGCCCGACGGATCAACAGTTACACCAACACCGGCGAAAGAGATTATGAACTGTTGACCGCTACGAATATCAAAGACGACTGACGAGGAGATCGACAGAAACGTTAAAGCGCCGCCAGCGTTGACAAAGGTCGGCGCGTTGCCTTGATCGATAAGGCGAAGCAGAGCGCCAAATGAGTTGTCATAGTAGACTCCCGATCCGATCGGCATACGAACTGCGGAACCGTCATCGGTGATCCGAGAGTTTCCCAGAGCAGTGCCGCTGCTCCAAACTGCAAGGTGCGTCGCTGTTCCGCTGCCGCCGACGCCGGGAGTAGCTGGTGCCGATCCTGCGTTGATGTCAGACATTAGTCGTATACCTCGATGAAGGAAATCGCTTGAGTGCCGGAAGCAACGATGCCAAAGATCGCAGCCGTCGTTGGAAGCGCGACAAACGCGCCACGAGCGCCGGGCAACAGATCGCCAGTCACAGCGGTCACGCTGGCGTCGCCGATGAACACGTCAACCGCGCCAAGATTGGTTATCTTGATGCTGCGACGTCCGAAGGACGACACGGTTGGATCACCGCGCACATCGGAGATCAAAGTCGCTGTGTTCCCAATAGTGACTTGCCCTGTCGCGACGTGACCAGCGCCGATAGGCGTGACGCCAAGCGGTATGCCGTTCATGCCAGGACTCTGAACGCTGATAACGTCCGTCGATGGTGATCCAGCCGCCGCAGGCTGCGGCAATTTCGCGTTCGTCGCCGCTCCACTCGGTAGCGATGACGAATTGATATCTACTTGAATATTGCCACCGCCTGGGCCGGTAGCTCTGACGGTGCCAATCACATTGCTTCCAATCGGAAGCGGCGAGTTCGGCGAGAGCGCGACTACCAGAGCGCCATCTGTGATTTGCGCTGCTGTCGAAACGCCGGTTACAGCCGCCTGTTGATCACCACTCGGATCGTTGATTAGAACTTTGGAAGAGTTCGGAGAGATCGCGACTACCAGAGCCGCATCACCAACGCTTGCTGCTTGATTATTGGTCTTGACCGCTGCTTGATGCGAGCCACTGATCGGGTCGCCGATGACGACAACTTCACGGTCAACCGGATTGCCGCCGACAAAGACCTGAACGGCGTCGAGATTTTTCCCAGCGCCAGGAGTAACTGGAATGGTGGTTGCTGTCGCCATGTTAAGACCTCAAGAAACGAGAGTGGAAACAGCGGGGCGCTTTGTTGCGGTGCCGCCCCAGCACCGTCTTGCAGCAAGCGATTAAGCCTGAAGCAAGAATTTGACCGGGTGAGTTCCGGCGTCGAGGAGATTGCCGTCATACCTGGCGAACCCGATGAACGCGACCTGACCATAGTCAGCAAATCTCTCATTGAGTCGTAGAATGCCAAGCTCTCTTACTTGACGCACCATGTACTTGGACACCTGACCGAAGAGAACGGTCTTCTTGGCCGTTGCCATGGCATCCATGTCGTTGTTGATCCAATATTTGTAGGAAAGGATCGTGTCGGGCGCGCCAGTCGCAAGACCGGGAACCCACAGAGGCCGACCGTACTTGTCCTTCAACTGCTTGATGAAACGCAGAACGCTGTCGTTCATCATCCAAGCAGCGCCGGGCCGATAGAGCGGATCGACCGAGTGCTCCAAGTTGACCAGATCGTTGTAGCCAACCTGCACGGTCGGGTCGGGCGAGGTCTGGTTCTCATCGCCGATGGTTGCGATCAGCGGGACGCTGCCAACACCGACGCCAACGATTGACGCAGGGATAATTCCCTTGGGCTGGGCGGTGCCGGTTCCGGTCGTGAAATAGGTGTTGAGAACGCGACCGAGCCGCTGGGCAAACTTCTGCCGGATGAACGCTTCGAGATCGAAGGCTGAGTCCTGCAAAAGCTCGATGGAGACTTTGATCATCTTCGTCGAGAACTTGTAGGCGTTGAACGTGATCGAGCCGAGTGCGATGTCGTTCGTGGTGACCTGCGTTCCTTCGCCGATCAGTTCGCCAGCGACGGTCGTGTCGTTGTCGGTCGGATAAGGCAAAGGCTGGCCGGTCGCCGTGGGCATAATCTCGGACGACATCAGCATCGCGCCGAAATACTTCAGGGCGTCCTCGATCTCGTACACGAAGCCCTGCGGGACGAAATACCCGCCAGCGCCGCCCGAGGCGATGCCCATGTCGCGGAACTCTTTGCGTTCGCCGTTCAGAATGGCGCGACTCTCCGGCTTGGTGTTTTCGCCTCTGCACAGATAATCAGTCAGGGCCGCAAAGTACTCGACGTGCATCCCGTCGATGACGGAGCGCACTTCGGCTGACAGATGTTCCATGGCCTTGCGACCGTGCCGCTTCAGTGCGACGCGGTACTCGGGTACAGCGCGGTCGCGGGCGTCCTGACTGGTGGTACGAGCGTCGGGCGGTTTGCCGGTGCGAACTTCTTCACCGACGCGCTCGGCAAGCTCCAGGCGATCAATGTCCTTCGCCATGACATCGGCGTCGGTCATCATCTGGTCGAACTTTGTGCGGGTTTCCGCCGTCCAAGCGCCGCCCTCGACCGGGATCAGTGCCTGTGCATCAGCAATCAGCTTGCCGCGCTGTTCGCGCAGCTCGCGTGCTTTGGAAAGGGACATAAAGATTACCTCGATTGAATGTCGCGCCCAGCTCCGCGACTCGCGGAACCCGCCACGCTCCGACTCTCTGAACCTGCCACTGAAGGCGCGCCGCATCCGGCGTTCATCGAATCGGCAAACTTGTGTTTAGAGCCGCTTGGCGATCTCGTGTTTCGCCTTGCGAATGTCGTCGCCAGTCGCCACGGCTGGCGTCGGCTTCGGTTCACTTGCAGCGACAAACTCAGCCAGCAAAGAGCGCAGCTCCTGCGAATCACTGAGAAGAAGCGAGCGAACCTTCGCGTCATCGTGCTCAACGGTGAGCGCCTGTAGTGCAGACTTGGCGCGGACGCTGAAGGCAGTCACGCCGGTGATGATGTTGGCGATGTTGTCGGCAAGCTGCTCGGTGCCGCTTGCGGACACGATCACCGTGTCCACCTTGCGCGCCCTGTCCTGCTTTTCGGTGATCGCGATGCCGAACTTCTGCGCTGCCGTGGTTAGCGCCTTCCAGACCTTGTCGCGCTGCTCGTCGGGGATGATCGTGCAGGCGCTGAACTCGTGCAGCGAGATCAGAATGTGCCGATGGTGGTGGATCGGCAGCGCCCAGGTCGCTATGTTCTCCGGGTCACCAACGAAGGCGAACTTGTCCGCCGTCAGGCCAGCGCCCGACACCGAGCGAGTCTTTTTCTTGTTCGCAGCACGAATCGAGTTGTTGCCCTCTTCCGGATCATCGTGACCTTCGCAGTTCGGGTCGTCACAATTTGGGTTGTCGCAATTCTCGCAGTCCCCGTTTCGACAGAAGCCGCACTGGCACTCGCATTGGTCATTGCGGTGCTCACGAATGTCGCCAGGGATACCATCGGGGAAGCGCTGCCGCAGCTCGCGCTGTGACGAGACGCTCGTGTCGGGATAGGCCGGGAAGGTCACGACCGAGGTATCGAAGAGATCGACATCGTGGAGTTCACGAATGCTGGTCTCGTCGGTGTCGTTTTCGATCCACGCCTGCTTGCGAGTCATGAAACCGAACGAACATTGGGTCACGTCGCCGCGCTTAATCGACTCCATCAGATCGGCGGCATAGCTGGTCTTGGGCATCTGGCAGCGAAATTTCAGGCCAACCGTGTCCTCACTGAGTTCGAGAGTGCCTGCCTTGGTGCGCCCGAGAACCAGATTGGAATCGTGGTTGATGAGCTGGCGAACGTCAGCATTCTCGCGCAGCGTTCGGGAGAATGCGCCGGGCATGATCTTCTCGCGGAAGCCCCACATCTCCTCCGATAGCGAATTGAAAACGGCGGCATAGCCGGAAATGAACTGCTTGTCGTCTTGCGTCTCGGCGCGCAGCTCCCCTGTTATGGTCAGTCTGAACTCACGTTTCGCGGCCATAGTGAACTCCTTTGTTTTCAAGATCGTCACGTCCTAACAAAGCGTCGAGCGTTATCCTGCTCGCTTCGCTCAAGGCGCGCTGCGCGGCAACGTCGCGATAGGCTGCAACATGCAGCGCCCGGATCGCCCGCGCCAGCTCGTCGGTGACCAGTTGCTCGCTCGCCATCCACTCAGCGGCGCGCTTTTGCATCCCGCCGATATAGTCGGCGATGAATCGGTCAGTCTCCTGGCCGAGTTCGCCTTTGACCTCGCGGCCAAACAGGTCGGCTAAAGACCAAAGAATGGGTCCGAAAGCCTGCTGAAAGTCGCGTTGATTCGGGTGTTTGCGCGCCCGAACTCGCCGCAACGCATCGTGAAAGAGCCGAGAATAGGCGGCAATGTATGCCTTAGTTTCGGAGTCGCTGGCCTTGCCGTTCGGTTTCGGCGGCGGCGCTTTGGGATCACCCGGAGGCTTTGTGTCTTTTGGCGCTGGGCCAGGGATGGGATCGCCGGGCTTGGCTGGCTCGCCGTTGCCAGCGCCGTCCTGATTGGTGGGATCGAGCGGCGTGTCGGTCAACGTCATGTTGATCGGCATCCAGTATTTTTCAGCCCACGGCTCGTTGACCGGGTTGATCTTCTCCAGCTCCAGAATCGCGTTGGTGTTGAGGAAGCCCCACTGCCTCCCGGTCGCATAGAACTTCTCGCGGGAGGCAGCGTCGGGCCGGAGCATGTCGTGGAGATCAAAGTCGATGTAGTAGGGATTGACCGGCGTCCGACCGACGCCGCTGTTGGGAAACAGCTTCCGCTTGAACTCCTGGCGGATCGAGGAGAGCCAGGGCGTCAGCGCATAGGAGACAAACTCCTGAGCCATCTGCTCGGTGTTGGCGCGGCTCTTGTCCACGTCGCCAGCCATGTGCGGCGGCACGTGGAAGATCGCGCAGATTTGATTGCGGACAAAGCCCTGCGTCTTGTCGGTCTGCGCTTCCTCGGCGTTGTTGGATGTCGCAGTCCATTTGAAACCGGGCGGAAGGACCGCGACGCGGTGCGCGTTCTCGCCGCCCTGCGCCTCCTGCCAGCTCCGCTTCGCCTGCTCCTTGGCATCGGGCGTCAGGTTGGTCGGCAGCTCAATGATGCCGCCCGGTCGGGCGAAGTTAGCGAAATACTTGGAACCATACTTCTCGGTCGCTATCGCCAGGCCCAGCGTGTTGCGTGCCAGCCAGACGATGCTCTGGCCGAGCCGACCGTCGAGCGACAGGCCGGGAACGTGCAGCATGTCCTCGGGCGCGATCATGCGCTGGCGCTGCTGGGTCGGCACGTCCAGGCGAGCTTTGTCGTCTTCATCGACATCGTATGCGTCACTGGTAAGGAACACGATGCTGCCCGCTGGCTTGGTAACCGGGAACGGTCGCCACGCCTCGGGTTCTAAAGTCGTCTTGGCCAGGAGCCGGTGCGGACGGGTCTTGTCCGGGTTGCGTGGCCAGATGCCGACGATCCGGTTGGCGGCATCGCGCTGCAGTTCCGAATAGAGATTGCCCCAGGCGAGAAGGTGCGCGACCGACGCCTTCATGAACGTGAAACGCGACATCTCGTCGTTCGGCTCTCCGTGCAGCATGTCGTAGAGTTGGTGGTCGTAGGCAATGCGGTTGACGGTGCGCCCGGTATCCAGAACGTTGCGCTCATAGACGTGCAGTGGAAGCGCGGCGATTGCGCCGGAGATCAGATCGACGCAGGTCAGAAACGTTGCAACCTGGAACGCCGTCATCTCCGAGACGCGAACGCCCGCGTCGGTGCGCCCGCCGTTGAATATATCGAGCAGCCACTCGGCGGGCATGGAGAGCGGCGTCTGTGGATTCTCCAGGCTTGAACGCCACTGAAGCAACGATTTGATGCGGCCAAAAAAACTCATTTCTTCAATGTCGTAATGCTTACGACGATCCTGCCACTCGCGAGCCATGCGGCGACTTTGGCGATGCGGGCAGCTATCCACAGACGCAGGCCGAATGCTGTTGGTGTTTTGAGACTGATCTCTACTTCTAATTGCCCGGCATTGAGTGCTGCCATGTCGTTGTGCCTACCAGAACTCGATATTCCCGTCCGTGATATCGGGCGGCGAATCCATCCAGCGCTTGACGGCCATCAGCAGCGCAACCACGCCGTCGATTTTGTTTTCATCCGGTCCCTTACGCGGGAAGATGTTGTCGTTGGCGTCGCGGTGACAGATGACGTTGCCGATCATCCAGCCCAGGACCGGGTCGCCGTCGTGGTGAAAGCGACCGTCATAGACGAGCGCTTCCAGCTCCTTCATGGCCGGGGAAAAATTTCTGGTGTTCTGCGGAAATTTCACGAACTGGACGACTTGGTTCCAGTCCGGTCGCGCCTCGACGAACTGGACCAGCGAGATCGCCTGGGAGTCGTCGTAGGGAACCTCGCGTACATAAAAGCGCTGGGCGTCGGCGACGAGGTCGTTGGCAATCCAGTTGTGATCGGTGACGTTGCCCGGCGTCACGATCAGCCGACCCTGATGCGCCCAGCCCTGGTAATGGGTGTTGCGCGCACTCTGCACGTTGGCTTCGTTCACGTAGTAGCTGCCGAAGGCGTAGTAATGCGGCTTAGTGTCGATCAGGCGGCGGAACACGCGCACCTTGGCCGCGATGTCAATGCGGCTGGCAAGGTCCAGACCGATCATGCAGGGGTCTTTCTCGAACTGCTCCAGCACTAGATGGGTATCGGCGCAGGAGTCCCACTTGACCATGTTCATCCAGACGGTGTCGGCGTTGACCCAGATATTTAAGTGTTTGGTTTTGAAGGTGTTTTGGTTGCGCGCATTCTGCACCGCGTCGCGCTGGGCGTCGAGCAGGAAAGTGTTCTCGACCGAGACGTCATAGTTGGGGTTGGCTTTGATGAGCGCCTCGGGAGCCATCCAGTCGTCTTCGGCGTCGATGGTATAGATCACGCCGAACATGCGGTCGTCGTCCATCTTGCCGTCGAGCATCAACTGAACCTTCTGCTGCAAGGCGAAGCATGGGCCGGAGCGGTCGCTGCCCGCCGTGGTGATCACCAGCAGGAGCGGGTTTTGGCGCGCACCCATGCCGGTCTTCATGGTGTCGAACAAGTCCTCGGTCGGATGCTCGTGGTACTCATCGACGATGGCGCAGGAAGGAGATGCGCCATCGCCGGGCTTGCCGATGACCGGCTGAAACCGGCTGGCGCTTTTTTCAATCGACAAGGATTTGGCGTTGACCGTGATGCCGAAGGCGCGCCGCAGCTCCGGCGTCCGCTCGGCCATGTTCTTTGCCGGGCGGAACACCTCCCACGCCTGCTTCTCGGTCGTAGCTCCGGAGAACACCTCGGCACCGAACTCGCCGTCCGCAGCGAGCTTGTAGAGACCGATTGCCGCCGCCAGAATGCTCTTGCCGTTTTTTCTGGGAACGCAGATGTAGACCAGCCGGAAGCGATAGGTGCCGGTGCCTTTGAGCACCCAGCCGAAGATCGAGCAGACGACAAACTTCTGCCAGCCGCCGAGCTGCAGGCGTTCGTTCTTTGCCGCCCGGTGCCGGAAATCGTCCTTGACGTGCGGCAGCGCCTCGATGAAACGGCAAGCGCGGCTGGCCCGCGCCTCGTCGAATCGGTAAGCAAACTTCGGGTCGGTCTTCTGCCGGTCGAGATCGCTCAGGTGCCGGGCGCAGGCGGCTCGTACCCACTTGCAGGCAGGGATCTCTCCGGCGACGACGCGCTCGGCATAGCCGTGCGCCTCGGCGCAGTGGAGATCAATTGACCGTAAGGGAGTCCGCCGCAAGGTCGGCGAAGACGCTCGGCGCTTTGTCTTGGTCATCGGGGATGACATGGATGTTGGAACGCGAGCTTGGCGTCATGCCAAACTCGACCGCGAACTTTCGCATCTGCTCCAGAGCTTTATCCGCGATGCTCTGATATGGGTTCTGGATCGGATAGCCGCTCGGTGTCGCGATCACCGCGCCCACTTTCTGAACCTGCTGGTACGCATCGACCCAGCGCGCCCAGGCGACGCAATAGCCGAGCAGCGCCTTCTCGTCGAGGCCGGTCAGCACGCCGTGCTTGGCCAGCTCCGGCGCGACCCGCTGCCACTCCTCCCGCGCCAGACCCTGGAGCTGCGGCGGGCAGGGCAGGTTCACGACCTTGAAGCGCGGCTCCTGCCGGTTGAGCGCCCGCTTGCCTGGATTGCCTGCCGCCCTTTTGATCGCCGTGGGCTTGGGCTTCCGCCCCATCTTCGCCACGACTACTCCTGCAGCTTCGGCTTCAAGCCCATATCTTTGAGACGCTGAAGAGTCACGGCGACGTACTTCGGGTCTTTCTCCATCGCCCGGCAAAGACGGCCAAGCTGCTCGGCGGCGATCATGGTGCTTCCGGCACCGACGAAGGGTTCATAGACCACGTCTTCCGCGTCGCTGCTGTTGAGGATGGCGCGGAACGGAAGCGCGACCGGCTTCATCGTCGGGTGCTCTTCGGAAACTTTGGGACGCGGGATCTCCCAAACGTCATCGAGATCGCGGGCTTTGTTAAAAGAACTCTTGCCCTTCTTGTGCCAGCCGTACCAGATCGGCTCAAAGCGCCGGTGGTAGTTGCTCCGGCCCAGGACGAACGAGTCCTTCACCCAAACAATCGTGCCAGACCAGTGCAGGCCGACGTTTCGCAGGGCCGCATCGATGACTGGCCATTCGCTGCTGGACATCACGACATAGACATCCCCGTTGACCCTGGTCGTCATCTGTTCGGCGAAGCCGCCGAGAAACTTGCCAAAGTCCTCGGGCGAGAGATCGTCGTTGTCCAGACCTTTGCGCTGGCGATGGCGCGGGTTGCTGTCCTGGCCGATGGCCACGTTCCACGGCGGGTCCGTGAACACCATGCGCGCCAGGGTATCGCCCATGAGCGCGTCGACGTCGCTCCTCTCGGTACTGTTACCGCATCTGAGCCGGTGGGATCGGCCCGGCTGCGTGGAGCTGGGGATCTCCCAGATCTGCCCGGTCTTCGTCTCCCACTTGACGCGCAGCTCATCGGCCCGGTCGATCTGCGGCTCCGGGCCTTCGTCAGCACCGTCAGCCTTGGCCGGGAACAGCTTCTTGAGTTCAGCGGCATCGAAATAGGGCTTGAGGTCGAGCTTCCCGGCGAGGTCTTTGAGAATGTCGCCAGCCCAGGCAAGGTTCAGCTCGCCGGTGCGGTTGTCGGCGATAGCCAGCTCGCGGGCGTTCGGGTCGCGGTCGAGGTCGAGGTCCACGCGCTGCACCGCGACCAGCTTTTTGCCGTCCGACTGGACGATGATTAAGTCGTTGATGCCGAGCGCCTGGGCGTTTTCGACCGTCTTGTTCCCGGCGATGATTTTGCCGTTGCGGTCGAGGAGGATGGAGCGGCCCGCACCGAGCTTTTTGAGCGAGTGCTGAATCGCTTTCTGCCCGCGCTCCGTTCCCAGGTTGGCGTTGACGTCGTCGGGAACGAGATCGCGGACAGTCTTGATCGGCGCGTGGCCGTTCGCCGGGATCGGCGGCGGCGGCGCATCGCCTTTGCTTCGCGTTGCTGACGTGCTCTTCGCGGTCGTCATCGTCTTTGCTTCGCGTTACTCAAGTAACATGACCTCCCTTTGCGAGATTCGCGGGTAAAAAAATCTGAG